AATCTTCCAAATGTTTTAAGTGAAAGAAAAGCACAAATATCTACAGGAACAAATGAAGTAAAAAAGCTTTGTGAATTTCACGACTATGATTTTTATAGTTACAAAGGAAATCAACGTATTAATAAAATAGCAAGAAACTTGGTGGACTATGAGGCTGGAAAAACTATACTAGAAACAGCTGTTGGAATAACAAACAGACAAGTTAAAGATCAATTAAGGATGTTTTAATGACTAAAGAAGAAAAAGAAAGAAAACGATCTATAAATGATTTCTACTTGATGGCTTTGTATGATATTGAACAAGGTTACTCAATAGAAGAACTAGAAGATACTTTAAGCCTTTACATAGACATTGAAGAGTACGAAGGATGTGCTGGAATATTAAAAGCAATAAACGAAATTAAATACGATACAATAATTAATATAAAACAAAAAAATGAAGATTGAAGAAATACTAAGATTGGTAGAATTAGATGTACACGCAAACCTAAACACAAAATCAAGGAAAAGAGAACTGGTATATGCTAGAGCCATTTACTTTAAACTTGCTAGACATTTTACCTTGCAGTCTTACGATAGCATAGGTAAGCTTGTAAGTAGAGATCACGCATCTGTGTTACACGGAATAAAACTATTTGATAATGTGATAGCAGATTACGAAATGGAATATCTTAAAGTATATAAAGAACTTAAATTTACCATAGGAAAGGTTGTGGGAAATAAAGACAAATACTTAAACCCAGATTCATACTACAAAGAGAAATATACTAAACTACTTTTAGAACACAGGGAACTAATAAAAAACGGATATGATAAATATAATGACTTATTAAAAAAGCAGGAAACGATTAAACATAAATACAAATTCCTACTAGGTCAATTAAAACATCACGGTAACAAACATACAGATAAACCACAGTTCCAGATATGAAAATAACAAACGAAGATAATATGGAATTAATGGCAAGGTATGAAGATAACTACTTCGACCTTGCAATAGTTGACCCTCCTTATGGCATTGGAAACTGGGTACAGCAAACAGGCAATAAAAGAGGAAAAAAGGTTGATTGGAATAATAGCACACCTAATAAGCAATATTTTAAAGAATTAGAAAGAGTAAGTAAAGAACAAATTATTTGGGGTGCTAACTATTATAATTGTTTTAACAATAAAGGAGGTGCAATAGTTTGGGATAAAAAAAACCCAAATCCAAAATTTAGTAAATGCGAAATCGCAAGTTATAGCAGATTAAAAAGAGTTGATTATGTATGTATTAAACACTTTGGATTTGTATCTGATGATAATTATAATATTCATCCTTGTCAAAAGCCTGTAAAGTTATACGAATGGATTTTAATGAACTATGCAAAAGAAGAAGATAAAATACTTGATACACATCTTGGTTCTGGCAGCATTGCAATAGCTTGTCATAACTTAGGATATGACTTAACAGCTTGTGAGTTAGACAAAGAATACTACAATGCAGCTATAAAAAGAATAGATCAACATAAGTCACAAACCAGATTGTTTTAACAAAATCATAAAAAAATTATTGTTATAGTATAATTAATTAATTAATCTATTTTAATTATGGATGGTAGAAAAAATAATGGAGGACATTCTACAAAAGGATTTGCAGGAAGGAAACCAAAAGATGAAGAGATCAAACTGGTTGAAAGATTAAGTCCATTAGAAGATGATGCATTAAAAGCATTGACTGAAGGTGTGCAATCAGGGGACATCAAATGGATCACCCTTTATCTTAATTACTACTTAGGTAAACCAAGAGAAACCAGAGATATTAACGTCAACGAAGATTTACCCTTGTTCTTAGATTGATGGAGGTTACAACAACCGAAGCACTAAGAAAATTAAAGGTACTGAATAACCGAACCAAAATTATTAGGGGAGGAACTTCAGCAGGGAAAACTATATGCATACTTTTAATCTTAATAGATTATGCAATTAAAAACAAAGGCAGAGAAATAAGCGTAGTATCTGAATCTATCCCTCACCTTCGTAGAGGTGCTTTAAAAGACTTCTTAGGCATCTTAAAGGGACTCAATAGGTATAAGGATGGTCAGTTCAATAAAAGTACCTTAAAATACATATTTACAAACGGAAGCTATATTGAGTTCTTTTCAACGGATCAGCCAGACAAACTTAGAGGAGCTCGTAGGACAGACCTGTATATAAACGAATGCAACAATGTTCCTTTTGATGCATATCAACAATTAGTAGTTAGGACATCAGGAAACATTTGGCTTGATTACAATCCATCTTCTTTGTTCTGGGTAGACAAGGAACTGATAGGCAAACCTGAAACTGATTTCATTACACTAACTTATAAAGATAACGACAGCTTACCAGAGAACATTGTAAAAGAGATTGAGAAAGCAAGAGACAAATCAAAGACATCTACTTACTGGAACAATTGGTGGCGAGTGTACGGACTTGGAGAGGTTGGTAATTTAGAGGGAGCTTGTATTCCTGATTGGAAAGAAATAGATAAGATACCAAACGAAGCAAGACTATTGGGTTATGGAATGGATTTCGGATACTCAGTTGATCCCACAACTTTAATATCACTATACAAGTGGAACGAAGCATATATATTTGATGAGGTACTATATAAGAAAGGAATGCTTAACAGTGACATAAGTAGATTCTTAGATCAAAGACAGATAACCGAAAGCATAATCGCAGATTCAGCAGAGCCAAAATCTATTGCCGAATTACAAGGTTATGGTCATAAGATTACAGGAGTATCTAAAGGAAGGGATTCAGTTGTGTATGGGTTGAACCTTATTAACCAGAACGAAATATATGTTACATCTAATAGCAAGAACCTAAAGAGGGAGTTACAAGGATATGTATGGGCAACAGACAAAGAAGGCAACCAACTACAAAAACCATCAGGCGCACATCCAGATTGTATTGATGCTGCTAGATACATTTTAATGGACACATTAGAGAATCCAAACAAGGGACAGTATTTTATTTATTAAAATAATTTAAAAAAAGTTTGGTAGTTAATAAAAAGTTTATATCTTTACAGAGTAAAACAAAGTTTAACTAATATAAAAACAAATGAAACAAGAACAAGATTATCAAGTTTTAAAAAACAAACTTCAAACATTATCTTCTAATTGGGATAAACAACAAGGATTAGACCCTTCATTTATAAAGGTAATGATGTATGGAGATTGGAGAAAGAAAAAGAAAGTAGGATGTGAAAAAGGATATGATGGTTGGACATTCTTTTCTACTTCAACAAATTCAGCAGGATATGAACTGTATGAAGAAATTGAAAAACTAATATCTGATTTTAAAAATTTAAGAGTTTACGAAAGACAAATTTAAAACACAAGGGGCGAAAGCCCCTTTTTAAATACTATTATGTTTGATCCAACAAAAGAAGAATTAAATTACGAATGTTTAGAATGCAGCGCAGCAATAGAAAAATCAGGATGGTGTTCTGATGATTGCTTTAACGCTTCAATGTTATAAATTTAAAAACAAGATTATGAATTACAAGAAAGTAAAAAGAATAAAGTCGAATGATAATATTAAAAACATCAAGCGTGATGCATTAGCATTTATTATCTTGATGGCTGGGTTTTGGACTATGCTATACACAGCATTTCAATTTTTAGTATGGATTATGTAAAGCCATTAAACAAACCTCTCTGGAAAAAAATGCAACGATGCTGGGATAATGATATGTATGTATATCAAAAGCCTGTTAATACAGGGATGAAATCAAAGGTAAAGATTTACCTATCTATACAGGGAACGGAAAAATGGGGCAAAGAAGAGTACACACAGAATACAATAAAGCTTACAAAAAAAATAGATGAGTGTTATCATTGGTTGTATGATAACCATAAAACGAGTTTCATTTGAGTTAGGTTAGTTATGTTTGGATAAAGGGGTAGCAGAAATGTTATCCCTTTTTCTTTTTATACAAAACCAAGACTTTATTATTGTTATAATATGATAATAGACTTATACGTTCCAGACTCATTAAGCGATATACCTTTAGAGCAATATCAAAGGTTTGCAAAGCTTAATACTGAAGATAACCAGAATACTAACTTCTTGCTTCATAAGATGGTTGAGATATTTTGCAACCTTGATCTCAAGGACATTGCCAAGATCAGGTTCAATCACGTGACAGACATCATTGAAGATTTAAACAAGGTGTTCGAGCAGAAGCCTAATTTAAAGACCACCTTTGAACTTAATGGCATTACATATGGTTTTATACCAAAGTTAGATGATATGACTTTAGGTGAGTACATAGACCTTGACAATACGTTGTCAGACTGGGAACAAATGCACAAAGCAATGTCAGTTCTTTACAGACCTGTTACACTACAGAAAAAAGATAAATACCAAATAGAAGAGTACAAGGGAACAGATAACGCTGAAGCATTTAAACAAATTCCTTTAGATGTTGTTATGGGATCACTGGTTTTTTTTTATCGTTTAAGCAACGAGTTATTGACAACTACCCTGAACTATTTAAGCAAGGAAATGAAGAAGGAGCTAACTATGGAGCAGAGGCAAACTTTGGCATCAAGTGGAGTTGGTATCAATCAGTTTATGGAATCGCTAAAGGAGATGTCACCAAATTTGATGAAGTCACTAAATTAAATGTAAACACTGCCCTACTATATTTGGTTTTTGAAAAAGAGAAACAAGAGTTGGAAGCAAAAAGAATAAAAAGAAAATGAAAGGTTTTTACAACATAACGGATAAGATCAAAACAGCATTTCAAGCTGAACCATTTACTAATACAGTAAGCTTTGGTAGCATTGATGATGTTGATTTAGACAAGCAATCTATATTTCCTTTAGCACACATCATAGTTAATACAGCAACGGTAGGAACTAAAACAACCACATTTAATATTTCAGTCCTTGCAATGGACATTGTAGACATTAGTAAAGAAGAAGCTACGGATAAGTTCGTAGGAAATGACAATGAACAAGATGTACTAAACACGCAATTAGCATTATTAACAAGGGTAATTAATGAATTACAAAGAGGGGATTTATATACTCAATTATATCAGGTGGCTGGTGATGTCAGTTGTGAGCCTTTTGTGGATAGGTTTGAAAACAAACTTGCAGGATGGACTGCAACATTTGATGTCTTGGTACAGAACGATATGACAATTTGCGACTAATGGATTTTAAACAAACAAAAGCAGCGTTAGAAGGTTTTGCAAAGTTTGTGATTAAACAATCACGCACTAACTTAACTAAAAAGAAAAAGAATGTTACATCTTCTTTATATGAAAGCTTAGGTTATGATTTAAATGTTAGTAAGAATAGTTTTTACTTAGAGTTCTATATGGATGAATATGGAGCTTTTGTTGATGAGGGTGTTAAGGGTAAGAAAAGCAATTACCCTGAAAATAGAAACAGTAGATTTAGTTTTAATACTAAACGACCTCCAATGCAACCATTAGCAGATTGGGCAAAGAAAAAGAATATAAGATTAAGAGATGCAAAAGGAAAGTTTAAAAAAGGTAATTATAAAACGATTGGATTTATATTAGCCAAAAGCATATTCGAAAAAGGAATTAAAGCAAGTTTCTTTTTTACCAAACCATTTGAACAAGGCTTTGAAAAGCTCCCAAATGAATTGGTAGACAAGTTCGCATTAGACATAGATGATTTATTAGATTTTACACAATGAGCAAAATAAACGCAAGAAGTCCATATTACTTAACATACGTTACACCTTCAGTTCCAAGTCCTGAGTTTACTTGTACGATTGCCAACCTATCGGATTACACAGTTGATACAAATGGAACGGTGTCACTTCCTAATTTAGACTATGGATATATAGAATCATTTACTAGCACAGCAGGGGATTTTGCTAATGACAAATTTGCAGCAGTAAGTAGCCAAACAGTTAGAACAGTAGTTTTTAAAATTGTAATACCTGATGGATTCTCGAACTCAGGAACTGGGTATTTACTATGCTCAAAAAATGCAACTCAACAAGTTGGTGACTGCTCTGGTGGACCAACTGCAAACGGAAGTATCCCTGCGCAATCTATGACAGCAGGAGGTGACACAGACACAGTAAACCTTGCTTCTTATTTTAACGCTGGATCAGTAGCTATTGCAGGATATAGAATTGTAAATCCTCACAAGTCATTTGTAAATATGAGCATCTCAGGAAGTACATTAACCCTTACATCTTTAAATGTAGGAGGAACTAATGTGGTTTATGTTCAAGCGTTTGACAACGGTGCAAATACTTGTATTGCAATTCAGTCTATAAGTGTAACGGTTACCGTTTCAAATAACCTTGGATGTACAGCATCAAGTGGAGTGGACTCAGTAGGTTTAACAGGAGGAAGCATCGCACAAAATGGAACAATTACCAATCCAAGTTTAATTGGAACAATAGCAGAGATAAGAGCAACTTCAGGAGGGTCAGCAATCACATCTGTTGCAGCAAATTCTGGAAGTTCTGCTCAGAATGTCACTTTGTTTTTTTTAATAACAGTTCCAGCAGGATATGCAAATGCAGGAGCATCAATAGAATGCTCAAAACAATTTAGTCAATCAGGAAGTGGAGCAGTTGCTTTTGATTGTAATACTACGATACTAACAAATCAATCTATTTATACAGATGGAACTATAAAGACTGGTAACACTTTAAGAGGAGTAATAGAAACAACAACACCAATTAAATTTGATCCAGTTACAACAGCAACTCAAAGATCAATTGATTTTAATATAAGAGTACCAAATTCTAGTGCTTACTCAAATGCCAATGCTTTAGTTGCTTGTACTAAGTCAATTGCTCAACCTCCAACAGATAACCCTTGCGGATCAAATCTTTATTATATACAACAAAGTTTTGTAGGCGAAGCACCAGAGGACTTTTGTCAGAACAGTTTTGGTGGCGCATCTACTCCAAT